CTTGTCCTCGTTCTTTACGAGTATCTCGTTCTACCATACGTTTAGCTACATTTGTAGCTCTATCTGGATTTTTAGCTTCAAGTCTTCCAATACGTTTTAATTGACCAGATCTTAATGAAACTCCTGTTTTTGCTTTTTTCATCATTGCCATTATAATATTTTTTAATTAGATTTAGATTTTTTAACAGAATTATTAATTGCATTATTCTTTTTAGGAGCATATTTACCTACACCATCTTGTCTATCTAGAAGATCAGCCATACGAGCATCTGCTTTAGTTTGTGATTTACTCTTTGCCATTATATTAGTTTTTAATTGTTAACATTTCCATTTTTTCCTTGCTAGTCTTAATCTACTTTTTGGATTTTTAGCTGCTTTAGGAAACATTTTCATTTGTCCTGCAGATCTAGCACAATAAGATTTTTTTCTAGGACCTCCTTCTGGTTGAGGAGGTTTAATGTTTTGTCCTTGAGCCCTTAAAGATGCTCTTCCTTTAGCATTTAAACCTCCTGTAGGACTCTGACCTTCTTTTCTAGTCCAAGCTCCTGGCTTAGAAACAACTCTTCCACCATTCTTTAATGTGCTTCCTTTAAAAGGTCCTTTCTTTTTAATAAGAGGACCATTAGGAACAGGTGTGATAGATCCTTTAATAGAAGTGAGGGTGTCACCATTTCTAAGAACACCTTTACCAACATAAGCACTAGCTTTCTGTGGATTGTACACCTTTGTCTTAGGAATCCTTGTCATGATTATTTACCCTTTCTTTTAGCAGCCATTTTTTTAAATGTAAGAGCTAAAGATTTAGCTCGGCCAGAACAACTTTTCTTTGTTATCGGAGTGCACTTACCCTTAGTTCCTCTTTTTTTAATAGAGGCTGTAGCTTTCTGTATCCAATTTTTATCCTTAGCCTTTGGCATGATTATTTCTTTTTAATAATTCCACCTTTTTTCATTTTGGTAGCACCCAATTGTTTGTCTTTCTTTAACACAGCTTTGCCTCTAGCACCAGCTAATGTTTTCTTTTGTACTTTAGTCCAAGCACCATTAGGATCTACAGGACCAACTCTTTTGGTAGATGCTTTAAGTCCAGATAGACTTCCACCATTTTGCATCTTTTTAACAGGATATCCATTTTTATCATAACCTGGTTTTCCTTTATAGAATTGTCTAGATGCAGATGTAAGAGACTCTTTAGCTGTTTTTATATTTTTTTCAGCTTCATTTTTTAATCCATATTTAGATTTAACTACTGCAAGTTTCATATCATCTTTTGCTTTATTCTTAAAATAAGCTGTACTATCAGCAGTAGCTTTACCCCCAGATTGCATTTTTTTAACTTTTTTCATATCTTCTGAATGTTATGTTAGGTTTAACAATTATATCTTTATGAGCATATTGCCACAGCTCTCCTGTAGCATTTATTATAATAGTGTAGATGGTATCAGTTTCGTGACCATAATCTATTAAATAAAGTATTATTCCATCCCCTTTTGGGGTAATTACTTCTATCCTATTAGTAAATTCATGGATCATTATTTTTTTATATTGTAATATGTTTCCAAGTTTTACCTCTATGAATATCTTTTATAGAGTGATAACTCAATTTAAGTTTATCTGCTACCTGTTTAGGTAGAAGACTATTTGCTAGATGTTTCTTAATCTCAATGACCTGTTCTTCTGTAAGTTTAGCCATTTTATGATTAGAACCAATTTTCCAATTCTTTGATAAGTTTTCTAAATGCTTAGCTCTATAAGTTTTATCTTTCCAGTTTTCTTTTTGAGATATAGATTTTTTAAACTTTACTGCCTCTGTTCTTTTGATACCAAGATTACTTCCAGCAATCTTAGCAATATTGTAATGTGGATCAAGATTATCTATATACTGTTGTTCAGTTTTTAGAATTTCATTAGTAGAACACTCACAAACAATCTCAAATTTAAAGTTATCTTCTCCATGTTTATTAACTGCTCTAATTAGTTTAACACAAGTGTTTCTACCAGAACGTATATCATAAATATGAGTGTAATATCTTTTTATTAAATTATTTGTACTGCCTATATAAAACTTACCATCAATGTTATTAGTAATTTTATAAACAACCCCTCCCTTTTTCTTTTCAGAGAAGTATTTTTGTTTACACTCATCACTAATAGCCAGTATCATTTTCCTTTACTTTTGATCTTTTTTTCTTGAGACAACATTGCTTTAGTAGGGGCTTTTGGTTTAGCTCCTGACTTTTTATTTTGAGCAGCCTTACTCCTCAAGTTATCCCAAAGTCCTCTTTGAGAAACAGAACCATCAGCACGTTTTAACATTTGTTTTGCCATTTCTTTAGTCTTTAATTTCTACAGCAACACCAGCTTCAACAGCTCGTTTCACCATATTTTCAATAATATCATTAGCTTGGTGAGCTAACATAATTCTACTAGCTTCTGGTGTTCCTAATACAGCTCTAAGGCTATTTAAAATAAGACCAAATTCATCACCTTTAAGACTGAATTGATCCTCTGGACCCCATGTGTACTTTTTGTTTGGGTTGTAAACGTTGTTTGACATAATTATAGTTTTTGGTTTTAATTTGTAAATATACTAATTGTCAAGAATTATTTGAAAAGAGATGGTAGCAGATGCTTTAATGCTTTTCGATAAGTCTAATTTAATTTGAAACATGTTGTGAAACTTTAATATTTCCTCTAGTAACATTTCGTTATATTTAGGTAAACTAGGTGCCAGTCTAAATATATAAGCATTAGGCCCTTTAGTTATTTCTAATATAGATAGTTCATCTACTGAATCTATTATTCCTTCTAAATGAGAGAAATACATTTCTTCATTATCTGGAAGTATTTCTGGAAAAAACTTTTTATTTATTTGCACAATAACTTTTCACTTATTTGCACAATTCTAAGAAAGTGTTAATAGATATTTAGTTTTAGCTGCTTCTCCAGATAGTGCATCTGCTAAGTTACATATGTCATGAAAGCGATTAGCTTCACCATATGCTTTTAAATCAGAAGCAAACATACCTAAATCTTTTACAACATCCATAGAGGATGCATTAGATAGAGGCTCTATTTTGAAAACACCAGGACGTTTACCTAAATATCCCATAAGCTTCTCTACAACACCATCCTTAAAATCATGTACGTAATCATACAATCCTCCTAAAGCTTGATGTGTAGCATACGAAGTTGTTTGCCAATGCAATAGATGTAATTGCTCATGAAAATATGTAAGCTTTCCAGCTATAGTTTCTAATGTCAATTCTTCAGAGGATGATGCTTTCATCATCTCTTCTGGAAAGAATGATTTTGCCATAGTTTTTATCCTCCTATAGTGGTGGTGGTAGTAGTTGTAGGAGCTACAGTTGTAGTGGTTGTAGTAGTAGTTGGAGCCACTGTAGTAGTTGTGGTGGTAGTATAATTACAACATTCATATGCTGTAATTTCTTGCCAATTACCCACTTTAGGTTTATTTTTTCTAAGAATAAGAGACCCTGCTACCACTCTACCAGTTCCATCAAATCTTACATACGCTTTTAAGCGTTGATTGTTACCATTTGCCATTTTTAATTTTTTTAATTTGTGAATAAAAATTTTCTTTATTTATATAAATTAAGCAAGACTTCTAGCAACCAGGGCTACAAAATCTTTATTCATATTTAAGGTTGTATTTCTTCTTTAATTCAAGAAGTTGTTGTAGATAATAATGATTGCAACGTTTTTTAGTTTCTTCATTATTATTAACTATTTCTAAATGAGGATCATCAAATGGATCTTTACCAGTGTGATATGTTCCTTTATAAAAAGCTGGATAACTTCCTCCCATAAATGGATCAGTTATTCCTGCATTATGTAATATAGTTGTTCTTTCAAGTTTCTCAATAGGATCAGAGCTCCAAGCAAATTCCATATCTGGAGTGTTTATTGTTTGTCCTCCTCTTTTCCAGATGTTCCAAAGGACAGCCCACATATCAGCACACCAACTTTGAAATCCTTTATTCTCATCTTGAAAGAACTCTTGATTGATGTTTCTTAAGTGTGTACGAATAAGTAAACAACTTGTCATTACATCACTCCAGAATTGTTCATCTACATTCTTTAATAGATATTGAGCTCCTCCTGAATGTAAGTTATTAGCTTCTGCTATTTCTCTTGATATACCATTTATAGATGTAATCTCTTGTAGTATGTCTCTTTCTTTATAAGCTTCCAATTTATCTGGAAGAACATCTTTTATTTTACTATCAAAATATGAAGCATTGATATAACTGTTTGTATCTGATAGATAACTTATATCATCATCTATATACTTATCAACATTGAACTTCTCTGTAAAAACTATATCACTATCACAATAGAATACAGCTTTATCTTTCATTTCAGGATGGTCTCTAAAATATCTCATTAGAACATAAGGTCTAATGATTGGTATATAGATACCTAAAAGCCTACTCACTTTATCTACATCTTTATAGAAAACAAATTCTGTTTCTGGATATAGATTAATAACTTGTTCCCATCTAGTATTCTTTTCTCTGAAGTCTGGGATGTATATTAATACAGTGGCTTTATCTGAGTGTCCAAGTTTTTTTAAACTTTCAAGCCATAAATGTACCTGCCATGTGTAATAAGTGTCATCTGGTTGGGCACAGATAAATCTGAGTTCTTTCTTCATATATGTAGTTGGTTTTACTTACACTCTTAATTAGAGAGTGGTAGTGGTTGTTGTCGTAGGAGCTACAGTTGTAGTTGTTGTGGTAGTAAGATTAGCTGTCACTTTAATAAGCTGTTCTAATTGTTTACTGATTTGCCATAACAAATTACTTTCTTGACTCCAACCTATTTGTCTGTTTGGGATTTTCATAATTATGATATTCTATTTACTGTAAAAATTACTCCTGGAGATTGTGGAACACTACCCACAGAAGGTATACTTGTGATTGCTGCTGTTCCTTCTACATTAGTCCACATTAAAGATATAACATCTCCAGATGCAGCTGTGTAAAAAATATTCACTGTCATAATTAATGCACCAGGCTGACCACCATGACTTTGTGTTATAGTGGAATGGCTAGCACTTTTAGCAATAGGATTTCCATTTGCCATGAACCAAACAGCCGCATCATCATAATCATTTCCAAAGTTTTCAAACTGTACACTAAATTGAATATTGTATACACCTGCATTAGCTATTGTAACATTACCTAAACCACTAAGAGTCACACCATTAGATAGTTCTGTTTCATCTATTTTCACTTGTGTAGGAGTATTTGCAGCAGCCCATTGTGCCTGACTAACAGCTGATCCTATAGAATGACTAGATCCAGAGGATGTAGCAACACCTCTAGTTATCCCTGTAAATGTTGTAGCTGTCTTTCCTGTATATCCAATAATCTCCTTACCAATTTTAATATATCCTGAAGAAGGGAATCCTGTTGTATCTGTCACTTGAATAGCAGCTGTACTACTTGGATTAGGTATAGCTGATGTGAGATCAGTGACAAAATTAAATATAAAAGCACCATGATAAGCATCTGTTAATGATCCAGCAGGTCCTGGAGGGCCCTGTGGTCCTGGAATACCTACATTACATAATTGACAGCTCAATCCTTCCAACTGTTTAGCTACTTGCCATAACAGATTAGATTCTTGACTCCAGCCAATTTGTTTATTTGGTACATTGCTCATTATACAAAAATATGATGTTTATTGTAACAATTAATGTTTTACAATAATTTAGTATAACTAAACTAATTATAAAATAATAATCAAATTAATTATCTACCTTGACCTCTATATTTAGAAGCAGGAGATGAATGTTTATTAAGTCTTTTAGCGTGTTTACCTTCACGTCTTTTACCAAAAACTACCTTCTGAGAGGTTTTAACAGGTGTTGATTTTTTAGGCATGGTTTTATTTATATGATGTGTATTTAGTTTCTCCTCTCACTTTAGTTGCCTTGAGGATCTGTTTACGTTGTTTACCGTTAGCTTTATAACTTACATGTACCCATGAAGGATTAACATCATCACCAAATTCCCATATAAGCTGATCAAAATTTAAATTATCTTTTATGTATTTAAAGATTTCACTATTCTTAATTTTTGTACCATCCATATCAATATCTAAAGCTTCACCTAAACAATGTTGACTCGTTAATGATGTACCAGGAACAAGTCTATTTAACTTCTCACTTCTGTATCCTGAACTTATATGTATTGGAACTTTAAAATGTTCTCTAATTGGTTGAAAGATATTAGTTGCTAGTAATTTTAAGCTTTCTAGATGTTTTTCTGTTGGCATATTATCTATACCACTTCTTTTAGCAGATTCACTTCTAGTCACTTCTGACAAATCTAAATTCTCTGATAGTTTCATTTCTTAAATATTTTCTAAATATTTCCATTTAATAATGCTTTTAACTTTACCCTGACAATAAGACCTCAATTTGCCATAGCTTATCTTATTAATGTCTGACGCAATTCTAACATTATCGTAAACTTCTCCAGTCTCTATATTAATTACTTTTTTAGAGTTAGGATTATCTGAGCCATACCTAACAGAAACAATTCTGTTTTTAAAAGCATCAGATTCAATTAAAGACTTTTTTATTTTAAGTTTAATTTCTTCAGAATGTGTGCTACCTAATCTATTTTGTCTAAGTTTTGCTTTTGTTTCTTCAGAATGAGTCTTTCCATAAAATGGGTTTTTTTCTCCAATCCTTAACTTAGCTAATTCAGATAAATTTTTACACATGGATTCTGGCAATGATTTTCCTTTCCAATATGGTATTTTATGCTTCCATCCTAAAGTGCCTTGACCTCCATCAGTCCAATTAACAAGAGTACCACCACAAGTATCTATTCTACCATACATACTTATCATTTCTATTTCTTTTGTACATGCTTCGTCAAAAGATAGGTTATCTAACATAATTTCAACTTTATACTCACAGTTTTTAATTACGTTATGCCAGTGCTTATTTCTGCTTTTTGTTTGGTATGCCCTAGAATAATTAGAATCTGTACCCAATCCAATATAGAAAGGTA